TTGGAAGCACGGCCTGCAATCTCTTGAGCGGTTCAACGGTCCTTTGGGAATGCTTGGAGAATCCAACGAGTATTGGGACGATTGACATGGCTACGGCCCTGCCTGCTGACGTGAAGCAATCGGACCTTCTGCAAGACCTGCAAAAGATGTTCAACTTATATTTCATGCCGGACCCGTCCGACCCGAAGAACCTCATCGTGGAGCCTTGGGTGGACTTCTATTCCAGCGGTGTGGTTGACTGGTCGCAGAAATCGGATGAGAATGCAGAGCAGAGCATCACGAACGGGGACCCGAACCAATACAAGACTATTGTGTTTAAGTACAAGGATGCCGGGGACTATTTATCCAAGTTGGATAAATCGAACTACCCATTGGCAAAGGAAGGCTACGGAGGGCGAATCTTCACAACCGACAACTTCTACGGCAAAGGAGAGAACATCGTCGAACTCGCTTGCAGCACTCTAATCCCTGCGAACTTCACGACGGATAAGGTCGTTGGAAGGGTTTGGGACTTGGATGGCTCTGCTTTGTCGGGAACCATCAAGACCTTGCAGAGCGGTTACCGCATAGCCCAATACAACCTTATCGAAGCACCGACGACGTGGGCCTATCAATATGGGGTCAGCGGCTCGGTAGCACTCGCAGAGTCGTTGCTGAATCTGCCCTTTGTCAGCCACCTTGACAACCCTTACGCAGCAGATTTCGACCTTGCCTTTGGCATCCCCAAGCAGTTGTACTATGCGGTGAATGTCGCCGCAAATAGCGACCCTTACGCATACACGAACAACAACCTGTTCAACATCTATTGGTGGAATTTCATCCAAGAAACGGTCAGCCGTGAGGCGATGCAGTTGGAGTTGTCCATTATGCTCAATGCCGTGGACATCAGCCAACTCGACTTCCGAACCCCTATCTACTACGGAGGGGTCCGTTGGAGGCTGCTTGAGATTCGGGACTACGAGATAGGTCAGCAGAAACCTTGCCGGGTAACCCTTCGCAGGATTCTCAACTTGACCGAGTTCGTGTTCAAGCAAATTGGCTACCTACCCTACGACGGCCCTGTCCCTGCAACGGATTCGGATTACCCGAACGAAGTACCTCCCATTCCAACCATCAAAGAACTTCCAGCGGTTGCAGGTCCTCCGGGTGAAACAGGTGCGACTGGAGCAACGGGTGCGGTCGGTCCAGCAGGTGAAGGTTTCACTCCGGGCGATGCAGCAGGGGACATCAAGTATTGGGACGGAGCCGCTTGGGTCAACTTGGGCATCGGGACGGAAGGTCAGGTCTTGGAGGTTGTGTCGGGAATACCATCATGGCAGGATAAATAAACACTATGGCAGACGTAAACAAAGAAATTGCAATCAAGGTAACCGCTACGGATGCGAGCGGTCCAGCACTTCAGTCGCTTGAGGATAAACTGAATGCTGCAAAGAAGCGGATGATTGAACTTGCCGTTGCTGGCAAGCAGAATACCGAAGAATTTATCAGGCTTCAACAAGAGGCAGGAGAGTTCAAGCGAACCATTGAAGGCGTTGAGCAGTCCGTTGATTCGGTCGCAAAGTCAGGAACGCAAGGAATGCAGTTGTTCTCGGAGGCTTTGACCGCAGTAACCGCAGGATTCACGATTGCGACAAGTATGTCTGCCTTGTATGGCGAAGAGAATGAGGACCTTCAAAAGACGATGATGAAGGTTCAAGCGTCTATGGCTTTGCTTCAAAGCATACAGGCTTTGCTTGCCATTACGACTAAGACGAGTGCCGTAGCAACCACCGCTAACAGGATTGCCTTGGCCCTTTACGACAAGACCGTCAAAGGAACGACCATAAGCCTCAAAGGCTTCAAGGCTGCACTTGCTGCGACAGGGATTGGATTGATTGCCGTTGCTGCTGGGCTTGCCTACACGAACTGGGAGAAGTTGCGAGAGTTGCTCGGCTTACCACCCAACAACACCAAAGCCATTGCTGCCTTGGAGCGAGAGATTGCTTTGATGGAAGCCAATGGGTCTATGATTGAAGACATTGAGGCCAAGAAGATTGAGTTAATCAAACTGCAAGCCCAAGAAATGAAGGGCCAAGAAAAGTTGAACAAACTCAACGAGATTGGCATTATAACCGCACAGGCACAAATAAGGGCAAAGCAGGATGAAATAGCGACCAAAGAAAAAGCCATTGCTACATCTGAGCGTGAACTTGAGGTGCTGCAATCCCAATACGTTCAAGGTGAAGAAAATGCAACGGCACAAATCAAACTCGCTCAAAAGATTTATGCTGAAAATGAAAGGCTATACCAACAAAGGAGATTGCTCGCACAAAGCCAGCAAGAACTCGACCAACTTGAGATAGACGAGAAGAACCGAAAGGCTGAAATTTTATCAAACTTGGACTCGCAGTTGCAAGAAGATGCGAAGAAAGACAAGGAGGTCGTCAATCAATTAGGCGATAAACAATTTAACGATGAGATAAATAAGGCTAAAACCAAGGGAATCTTTCTTCAACAACAACTTGATGAAGAGCGAGTTCAAAGGTTGGCAGCAGCCAAGTTAGCCCTCGGAGATACCGAAGCCTATCTCACGATGGAGAAGGATATCAATGCAAGGTTTGATGCAGCCAAAATAAATCAAAAGCAACTGACCGAAGAAGAGATATCAAGGATTGAACGTGAACGCAGGCAACAAGACCTAAAGATGGCTTCCGAGGCCGTTGGTGCGCTTGGCGATTTACTGACTGCTGGCTTGGGCCAATCCGAGAAAGACCAACGCAAAGCCTTTGAGATAAACAAGAAGGCCAGCATGGGTCAAGCCCTCATCAATACCTTTATGGCCGTAACCGCTGCCCTGACTGCTGGAGGGAACCCGATTAAACTCGCAACGGGCCGTCAATTCGTTGAAGCAGGTATCGCCCTTGCAACAGGTTTGGCGCAGGTCGCCAAAATCAGCAAGACTCAGTTCCAAGGGAGTTCAGCAAGCGGAGGCGGTGGAGCGTTGACTGCTGGAGGTGGCGGAGGCGGAGAGGCTGCTCCTGCATCAATCTTTGCCAACCCTCAAACAACTATGTTTGGAACCGATGGTGCTGCAATGGGCCAAGGTCAAGGTTCATCGCCTATGCGAGCCTATGTCGTCGAACGGGACATCACCCAAAGCACTCGGAGGGTTCGGAGGTTGGAGGAATTTGCAACTTTGGGGGCGTAGGACATTTACCTGCATGGAACTACCCATATACCGAATGACCGTGGACGAGGTGGATGAAGGGGTCCAATTCGTGGCCCTTACCGATATGCCGGCAATCGAACGGCCATTCCAAGCCTTCAGCAAAGCCAAGCAGAAGTTCACCGAAACAGGCGAACGCAGGGTCCTGACTGGACCGCTGATGCTTGCAGACACTCCCATCTTTCGCAAGGACGAAACCTACGGTGAGTACTACGTCGTATTCGACAAAGCCACCATCCGCAAAATCGTGCAGAAGTACTTCAAGCAAGGCAACCAGCACAACGTGAACGCTTACCACAATGCCGAACTGGATGGCGTGTTTATGTTCGAGAGTTACATCACCGACTCCGAGCGTGGTATCATGCCACCGAAGGGCTACGAGGACACCCCCGACGGCTCTTGGTTCGGGTCCTTCAAGGTTGAGAATGACGAAGTTTGGGACAACCGCAACCTGTTCCGGGGTTTCTCCGTTGAAGGACTTTTTGGAATGGACAAAACCGAATCCGAAATGGAGGTCGCACTCGCTGGCCTTGCTGACGAACTAACCGCTTTTTTGCAACATATCCAACCCAACTACAAATCCAACTAACTATGAACCTGAAAAACGCAATCGAATCCCTGCGGACGGAACTCCGCAAATTCAGCACCCAAAAGCAGTCCTTCGCTGACTACAAGTTGACCGATGGCACGGTTGTCCGTGTTGACGGCGACCTCGTTGCAGGTACTGCCGTTTACGTCGTTGCCGAAGATGGTACACTCCCTGCTCCCGATGGCGAACACGTCGTTGAAGGCGTTGGCACTATCAAGACCGAAGGAGGCAAAATCGTCGAGGTCATCGCTGCCGAAGTAGCAACCCCGGTCATCGAGCCGTTGCCTGTTGCTGCTGAAATCACCCCCGAAGTGGCCGTTGAGGTTACCGAGGAAATCAAGGAAGCCTATCCTGCCATGACCCCCGAAGTTGTGGAGGCCATCGTTGCCAAGCACCTCGGAGCCATCATGGAAGAACTCAAAGCAGCCTATGCCGAGATGGGCAAGATGAAGGAGAAAATGTCCGCATTCGCATCGCAGGTTGAAACCATGGCCGACATCGTCGAAAAGGTTTCCGAACTCCCAACCGAAGCCCCCAAGGCCAGCGGTTCCGCAATCGTTGAGCAACGCAAGGCTCAAGCCTCGCAGAACTTCAACGCACTCGCACAAGCACTCCAATCACTCAAAAAAAACTAACCCCCTAAACCCCCATTAACAATGGCATACAATTTTGGCAATCTAAACGCCTACACCGACCAAGAGAGGCTTCCTCTCATCACCAAGGCCGTGTTCTCGGCCCGTTCAGCAGCCCTGTTCACCAAGCAGGTGGGCATCAAGTTCGCTGCTGCGTTAAACCTCATGGACACCGATGCCTTGATTCAAGGCGGAGATGTTTGCGGTTACGCAAGTTCAGGTACGACTACATTCAGTCAGCGGAATATCACCGTTGGCCGTATGAAGGTTCAAGAAACCTTGTGTCCTCGCTCCTTGGAGCAGTACTGGATGCAGACCCAGTTGACCGCTGGCTCTACCTACGATGGCGTTCCTTTCGAGCAGGCTTTCTCCGAG